AAAGATGTAATTTTACAAGATGGAGATGTAATTCACTATAAATGGAAAAATAAGCAAGACGAATTGATTCATATTGGTTATTCTGCACAAGAAAAAAGAGTTGATTATCCAGACGCAATTTACGAAAATAAAGATGGATTGCTATCCGTTAATTATATAGAAATATTAGTAGATAAAATTAGACAATTAGAAAAAAGAATACAAACCTTAGAACATAAATAAAATGGAACAACAATCAATCAAAGCAGCATTTGACTCAGTAAAAGTAATCGAAGATTTAAATCTATTAGAAGTACTTGATGTAGAACAAGAAACTTTTAAAAAAGCCAATAAAGACCATTTAGATATTATGATGGGTAAAGATTGGTTTTCTGAAAGTTTAACTCAAGAACAAACTGATAAAATAAATTCTGTTAGATAATGAGTAAACGACAATTAGATGTCTTACTAGATAAATTAATCTCTCGCAAGCTGATGGTATTCCTAATCGCTTGTGCGGGATTATTTATAGGTAATTTAACATCGTCAGACTGGGTAATAATCGCAACAGCTTATATTGGAATCCAAGGGGTTACTGATATAGTAGCAAAACTTAAATAAGGAATGGATTCAATTAAATTATACGCTACAAATTCTATAGTACTTATGCTTAGTTTTTCAAACATAGAAAATACACTAAAGATAGTTTTATTAATACTTTCTATAATATATACTGGGTTTAAAATAATAGAGTCTATAAAAACAAAAGATAAATGAAAATAGATATTGATGGAGTTAATTTTTTAGCTGATTTAGAAGGTTTAGAATTACAAGCCTATAAATGTTCTGCTGGGGTATGGACTATTGGCTTAGGCAGTACTTTCTACGCAAATGGATCAAAAGTAAAAAGAGGAGACGAAATTACAAAAGAACAGGCTTATCAATTATTCCATTTAGTAGCTATTAGATTTGAGAAAGTTATTAATGATAATGTAAAAAAACCTATTAATCAAAACCAATTCAATGCCTTGTTTTGTTTTGCTTACAATATTGGTATAACTGGCTTTATAAATAGTACGCTTTTAAGATATCTCAATGTAAACCCTAATGATGGAAATATAGCTAAGCAATTCTTAAGATGGAATAAAGTAGCTGGAGAAGAGATTAAGGGATTAACCAATAGACGAATAAAAGAATCGGCTTTATACTTTAAGAAATGAAACAAGTAGTTATATTATTATTGATTACCATGGTAGGTTGTGGCTCTAGGAAAGTTGTAATTAATAAAGATTCAGTAAAAACTACAGAAGAAAAGCAAATTACCCTGGTGGACACTACATTAACGAAGACTAATACAGTGAATATATTAGATGATTTTACTATTGAACCCATTTCAGATACTATCCCAATGATTATTAATGGAAAAACGTACTTTAATGCTCGTTTAATGTACAAAAAAACTTCTTCGGTAACTAATGTGGTAGAACAGAAAAGAGTGTCTGAAAACGTCTATATTAAGGTTAAATCAAAAACTGAAGATGTAAAAAAAGAAGTAGAGAAGAAAGAACCTATCTTTATATTTGTAATTATTTTAGTTGCTATATTTGTAGTAATTAAATTTAAATTGTTATGAATCAAAAGAAGCAGGAATACGTCTTTAACGAGATAACTGAAAAAATGAAAGTAATAATGCTTTCTAAAGGAAATGATTATGCTAATGAAGACAGGTTATCAAATTTTAAATTAGCTGGAAATATATGTGGTTTAAGCCCAAAGCAAAACTGCTTATCACTAATAGCTACAAAAGTAGCTAGACTAGGTGTCTTGTTAAAGAATGAATCAGAACCAAACAATGAAAGTATAGAGGATAGTCTTATTGATATGGCGAATTATACTCTATTACTTATAATGCTATTGAGAGATGAACAAAAGATTTAGAGTAAAAGATAAGCAAGCTATACAGATTGGACTTAAATTAAATTCAACTAAAAGATATAGACTATCTGAAAAACAATTGGAGTTACTAAGCATAAGCAATCCATACAAAAACGGAAATCCTGATAATTTATTAGTAATAGGAGACCTTCACGCTCCGTTTGATTTAGATGGGTATTTACAATTTTGTCGAAAACAACAAGAGCTTTTTAATTGTGGAACTGTATTATTTATTGGAGATGTAATTGATTTACATTATTCATCATATCATAACTCAGACCCTGATGGTTATGGTGCAGGAGAGGAACTTGACAGAGCTGTTGACAGATTAGAAGCATATCACAATATGTTCCCTAACTCAGATGTTATCATAGGAAATCACGATAGACTTGCTTATAGAAAAGCTTTTAGTAGTGGTTTATCTAAGAGATGGATAAGAGATTACAAAGACGTATTAAATACTCCTACATGGAACTTCGTAGAAAGAGTAAATTGGTTTGGGATTGATATAAATCATGGTGAAGGTGGATCAGCTAAAGGCAGAATGAAAAAAGAACTATGCTCTCAAGTTCAAGGGCATTTACATTCTGAACTTTATGTCGAGTTCTTACAAGGAAATGGATTGCAAATATTTGGAGTTCAAGTTGGATGTGGAGTTGATACTACTAAATATGCTTTTGAATATGGCAAGAACTACAAAAAGTCAGCTATAGGATGTGCAGTTATATTAAATAAAGGAACATTACCTATAGCTATACCTATGAAGTTATAAAATAATATTAACCGCTATACCAATAGCCATTCCCATTAATATACATAATACTGTGTGTACAAATAATTTTCTCATATTTTAATAAATCTGTTAATTTTAAACCAATCATCAATTCTTATTTCTCCATTATCTATAAATCTTATAGCAACTTTTTCGGCTCCAGATTCCTCATCTATAAATCTTGCTGATAAATAAAACTCTCTACCTCTTTTCGTGTATTCTATTGTCATATTTGAAGGTACTTCTACACCTTTGTAAATTTTACTTCCAGCTCTAATATCCATATTTTTTTACTTTTAAAGTGTCTTTTTTTCCAATATTTAAACCCTTCTCTTGAACAACTCCATGAGAACGCTTCGATTAAATTATCTGTTGTCGCATTAAATCCAATTCTTGGGTCTTTCTGATTTTTCTTAGCAAGTTTTCTTGCTTTTTTTGGAAGTTCTGATATTTTCATAATTTTTATTTTTATGTAAATTTAATGTGGATAAGGTTAAATTAAATTCAAATTAACAATTATTTAACAAATTCTTCTTCGTACCCAACCCATACTTCTACTCTAAACCCTTGTTCTCTAAGCTCTTGTATGCGTAATTCTTGCAATGGAGCTAACTTACCTTTCGGCTGTTTAACCTCTACAAATAACGTTTCTCCATTGCGAAGAGCCATTAAATCAGGAATACCATTCATAGTAGTTTTTATCAATTTAACAACAATCCAACCTTCTTTTTTTAGTCTGTCAGATATTTTCTTTTGTATCGCTTGCTCTAGCATCTTTTTTAAATATATTTAATGTATAATCTTTCTTTTCCATTACGGTTTTATATATCTTCCTCTCGATACCTCTCTTAGAAAATATCCAGTACACTTCGTTATGCTGTCTCTCCATAGTAGTTAATCTATCACGACTCTGCCAATAAGATACTGCCGAGAAGTCAATGTTGTAGTAAACTAAATATTTAGCTGCTTTTAAAGAAATTCCCTCCCTTCCAGAAACTATCTGAAGAGCTATCCATTTATCTGTGTTATTAAACTCTTCTAAGTCATTCGTTATCTTATCACCCATTATGGATTTAATACAGTCGTATTCAGCGGTAAATTTATAAAAGATAGCTATTTTATCGTTGGCAAATTTATCTTTGATAAAAACAGCCTTAGAATCATCTATTACTTTCCTATTCCCATCTTCAAATTTAACAGTACCGCTATATAATTGATGACATTTCTGCATTAATTTTACTCCTGTATCTCCTAGTATTAAATCTCCCTGTGGATTCTTTACGAATTGATCCTTTTTTAGTCTTGCTATCACTTCATAAGTTATTGGTTTCATTTCTACCTCTAAGACAGTTTCTTCTACGGTAGTTGTAAAACCAGCCTCTTTTTGTGTAAATGTTAAAATATATGGATTTACTACTTCTTTTATTTCTTTTTCTCTTCCAAATGAATAATCTTTCACAATAGCATACCCAAGTCTTTTTTCCTTAACAATTACAAAATCAGTACACCACTTGTAAAAGTTAGAGTATTTGAATGGAGAGTTATTTGAAACCCAAAATTGATGATACCATTGAGAATGTGATTCTGGAGCAGGTGTTCCTGATAAAAAAATCATA